CAACATCTTGAATCTGAAGTGAAGCAGTATTCAACTCAAGAAGTGAAAGTGAAGTAACTCTCTCCAAGTTTTCTACTCTATCTTCGATATAACCAATGTCGCGCATTGTATATCTTCTGTTATCTACAAGATCCAGTTGAGCATCACTTGGATTGTAGAGATATGGAGGAAGGGTAACTGTACCAATCTCCATAACATTATCAAGTTTGGTAGGTGCCTTTGGATCTATTCCAGAGATACCTTTTTGAACAATAAATGTTCCAAACTTATTAATATAGATCTTATCGATTCTTCCCAGATAGTAATCATAACCCAAACGAGAAGATTCATTCGATGCTAACAGCAACTTAGGAACAGTTCCAAAATCTCTAGCGGGGAAGTTGAAAGGAGATGCTGTAGTCGATGTAAATTGTGAAACTCTAGGTCTGAAGTCAAGAGTATCAGATGCTCTTACCTTATTTTTGCCGATAAGAGGAACATCATTTGTAAATCTATCTTTATCATAACTAAGAACAGTGAATACATCACCATCATCTTCAGTTGGGATAGTATAGTGATCATAAACGATAAGTAATCTTCTTGAAGGAACTGTTGAGTCCTTAGTTCTTACAAGTCTTGAGTAATCATAGTACTGATCTCTTTGACCTTTATCAAGTCCAAAGTTGCTTGTGATATTCTTATAAGATCCAGCAGTGATTGCCTGAACATTTGTTATGATACCAGACTCAGCAAAAGTAACTTCTTCACCATTATTGATTTTTTCTGCAGTCAGATAAACAACACCCAAAACATTTGCAGAAGGTTTGGTTACAACCCTAGCAATAGCATTCGAATCTGTACCAGTGAAGTTTTCACCAATGATTGCATTGTTAGTAACATCTGCAGTAGATGTAAATGTAATCGTGTCGAGAGAAGGAGTACTAGCGTCTAAACTCTCATATACAGCAACTACCTCAGTTACATCTGGACGATTCAGTGAAACTTCTTCATCCTGAACTCTCAATCCATAGAACTGGTTATGAGTAAGTCCATCATTTACAGACGTATTAGCGTTTGTTCCAGACTTTGTATACTTAGAAAGAGTTACCTCTAAAGTTGTAGATCTTGTTAACTCTTTAACCTTACTTTGAATTCCTTGCTTGATGAGAGTTGCATTTACAACAACATTTGATCCATTAGTAAGATTAGATACCGTTGCCTCAGTGCTATTAGCATTCAATACAAACTTATCAGAAGTTACTGTTCCGATACCACCACCACTTTCGCTAACCAAATATCTTTCAGCATCAAAAGCAGTTAAGAAAGAACTAGAGATTCCTGTAAAGTCTGATACAGAAATGGTCAGTTGATTACCCGAAATAGTCTTAGCAGCAACCTGCTCAGTGACCATCAGTTCTGATCCAGTCAGACTAACTGAAGCAATATTATGATCAGGTAGTTCAGCATACAGTCCACCTTTCTCTTCGTTGGCGATTCTTGAAATACCCAGTTTTACTGATGCGTATGTACCATTAGCAACTGCAGGATTATAGACTCCAGTAACCGCTGATCCAGTAGCAGTCAGTGAGAAGTTAGCACCACCACTATTAACAGCAGTGATTCTATTCCATCTCAAATCACCACTTCCTGCCTGATAAACCAAAACGTCATCAACTTTCAGGTTTGGTGCAGAACCACCAGCAGGAGTGAACAAGTTACCACCAGAGATTACACCACCAGTTACGTTATCTGGAAGATCAGTGGTCTCTAATACAGTGGTAGCAGTAAAGTTGGGATATCCAGCTACTCCAGTCTGAGTAACCGACATAATATCTCTACTATTGAAAACTCTAGTAGAAACAATTGTTCTAGGACCTGCCTGGAAGTTAGAAACGGGCAGATCATCAACACCATTGATTTCAATCTGTTCGCCAGGTGCAAATGTTCCAGATGTCTGTCTAAACATCACTGTAACACCACTAGCACCAGCATTTACGGCAAATGCAGTAGCACCACTACTCTTACCTCTGATATGAGAACCAGCTGGTAACTGTGATGTTGCTAGTTGTTGATTGAAAGTAATCTCGGTGTATGTTTGAATATCATATAGATACAGATCAAACTGAGTGGAATCATTAGCATACGTTCCATCAGTCAAGTTGAAAGAATATACTCTTGCTTCTCCAATGGTTGTACCAAGACCATTGATTCTTGCTTTTAAGTTTACAGTTTCTCTGAACTTAGGAGTTCCTTCAACATCAAAAACTCTCAAAAGATTTCCCATCTCAAAGGGAATACTTACTGAGGAAACTTTATTAGTATCTCTTGGTTTATCTACGTCTAAAATCTTTGAGGAAATCGTTTCTACGTCATATCCTCTAACATAAGCCTTTCCTGGAGAAAGTTTAACACACATCAGATCATCTGTAGGTGTGTTTCCTTGATCAGTTAGTTCGTCGCTAAAGAACAGACCGTCGCTTCCAAGTCTATCATTCAGTGAGTTGTGGATTGATGGTTGGAATGGTGTGATTGAGTAATCACCCGATTCGTCATATGTTCTTTCTGCCAGATAATCACGAATTTTATTGTATTCAGTTTTAGTCTCAAGAATTTTAATCTTTCCATCTTCAAGTCTCAATAACTCAACAAAATCAGTGTCGTTGACATCAGTCAACAGTTTTTTGGATAATGTAAGATCAATCTTTAATCTATCAGCACCAGGTGCTGCATAGTTTGTAAATCCCTTAGCATTATCATACAGTGTAGCATCGTCTTTTGCGTTTACAAGAGACTCTGTAATCTTAAGACCAACTCTATAAGAAGGAGTATTTGAATACTCGTCAAGAATCAGAGTGTGCTTGGTTACGTTTACAAAATATCCACGAATAAAAAGAACACCATCACTAATAAAAGCAGCAGAACCAATTGCAGTAGAATCAGATGCTACGGATGTGGCAAGAACTGTTCCTGCTGTAATTGTTGTGTTACCATATACAATATTCTCACTAGCAAAGAATGACTCATTATCAGGAAACTGATTAAACTCATAGTTATTATCAGAATCAAGATATTTTACATAAATCGTAAGATCTTCAACATTATTACCATCAGGCAACAAATATGATTGAATCGTTGCTGTGGTTCCTGAAGATTGACCCGTAATCTTTTTACCAATCAACTTATCGATATAAACCGAAATATCAATACCAGCATTTGTTGGATTTAACTTAACAGCATAAAACTGACCATCGTATGCTATATTACCAGGTATAACTATTGAACCTTCTTTGAAAACGTGACTACCAAAATCTTCAATCTGATTTTGAAGTATTGACTGTAAAGTGGTTAACTCTCTAGCTTGGACTGGAAATCCTGGTTTAAATAATACTTTGTAAAAATTATTCGATGCGTCAAAATCGTCAAAATAAGGATTGACGTTTAAATCGGTTTTTTGTGCCATTTCTTTTTAGAATTCCAGAATAATTTTTACGTCTTCTTTTTGTCTGATGTCTCTTGCAACAGTGGGACGATTATCAATATAGATCAAATCGCCTGTTTTTTTATTTATCTCTGGACTAGCAAGCCCGTTTGTAAAAGTAACTCCCAGATCTACAACCTTACTACCAACAGTTACACTGCTACCAGTAAATGTAGTGTTTACAGATCCGCTGAATGGAGATATGGTGCTTGAAGAAGATTCAAAATCATAAATGGTAGATCCTGTTGTTACAGAGTTGTAGTCAGTTTGATCTTTCTCATTTCCAAAGTATAGTGATCTATCTTGGAAATACTTCAGTACCTTTGTCTCACTATCATATGATGCGACATAACCTTTGGCGATATTACCATCAGTTCTTGTTTGAGTAATCTCTCCACCAACAGTAGGTGTTCCAGTGAAGTCATCCGCCAGTTTTACGGCAAACAATGATGAGAAATGACTTTGGGTAAAGACAGAAGTTGAACTCAACTCTTGAGGATTCTTTAGAATACCAACTTGTGCAAACTGAGTATCTACTGGAAAATCCTTTGTTGAAGAATCAAACCTAGCATAGATAAGGACCTTATCAGTTCCAAGTTCAGTATAAACATCAAAACCATGTCCTCTTGATGGAGGAATGATTGGAATAAGTTTTGCGGGGTTGGGAATAGAACCAGATGGTTGCAGACTACCTAAATCAACAACACCAAATGTATATCCTTTACCACCAGCAGTAACAGTTGTTCCTGTAATAGCACCAGCACTATCAACGGTAATAGAAACTCTACCACCACTACCATCACCAAGAATATCTACAGTTCCTGCACTATATCCAGAACCTGCATCGTCAATATAAACTTTCTTAATCTGGTTTGATTGAACTTCAGAATCACCTGCTTCTCTAACATCAGAAATCTGAGTATCAGATGATGTAGACCAATCATTAGGAACTACAATGTATTCTGTAGAGTCAAACTTGATAATATCACTTGGTGATACCGAGAACAAATATTTCCATACATAACCATCACCACTTGTTCCAGCAGCAGTAGGTGCTAGGTTAGTGAAAGTTGGTTCATCTTGTGAGTTATTTCCTTTAGGATTAGATCCTGATGAACCATTATCAATACAAACATATACTCTGAAATCACTATTCATTACATAGTAATTCGAGTCATATAGTCTACTAGAGTTTGAGTTTGGAGTTGGATTGCTAATGCTATAATCATGCCTATACATGTCATAGCGATTATTTGCTACCCAAGTTACTTTCCTAATAACTCTTCTTATATTAGCACTATTAACTTTTTTTCCAAAAAGTATATTCTTCTTATAAAATCCAGCATATTGGAGATTGTCCGTAGGACTAGGAACATTTGTGTTCCAATCAGATGTTCTACCAAATCCTACAGATGGAGAGGTAGGGTTGCAAGTTCCCAAGTAAACATAATATGAGTTACTTGCAGAAGTAACCGAATCTACAAAATTACTGGCATTCGAAAGTCTAAATTGATCTGTTACGACAGCTGCCATATCATTGCGTTTTTAGATATTTATACAAAGATTATTACAATTGTTTTGGTAATGAACCGTTATCTCTTAATCCAACTCCTCTTCTTTGGGCGATTGGGAATGTAGAAATTCCAACGGATGCACTAGGAATAGTGAATCCTGAGACGCCGATTGAAATAGGATTACTGGATCTTGTGAAGTCAGCAACTCTACCCCAAGAGTACTTACCAACGGGATTATGAATGTTCATTGTGGTTCCAAGACCAACTACATTTGAAGCGGAGTGAATATTGCATGTAATAATACCAACAGTTCCGCTGGTTTGTAATCCATGAATATAATAAACATTATCAAGGAATGTAGAACCAATACCAACGACTGCTGCGTCAGAGTCATTAATTGAAGTAACTCCTGTTCCAATATTAGTATCAGAGATATAGATTGGATATCCAACATTTAATCCAGTGAAGTCATTAGAAATAATTTCCATCTCAAGTGCGAGAGGAACTCCAATACCAGTAGTGGTTGTGATACCCGTTACAATACCCGAGAATCCCATATAGGTGTTTGCAGAACCAACAAACTCAACATTACCAGTTGCCTCTGTACTGCCGATACCAGCAACAACCATCATAGAGAATGAGTTAGGAGCATCATACTTGAACAGGTCTGCATTATCTAAGAAGATTTCAGTATCACCTGCGTTGAAGTCCTTAATAATCTTAGCAACTGGGTAGATTTGAGTTTCAATAGAGTCTCTTGTCTTAAATACATTCTCACCATTGATTACCTGATCAACCTTTTGCTTAATGATATTGATTGGTTTAAAATCGGTATCATTGATACCCTGGTCAAAGTAACGGTTAGTCTCAATTTTATCTGAAGAGTCTAAGTTAAATACAGTTCTCTTCTCTTGAGACTTGGTAGTTCTGATTGCGTTATTCTTCATAATCTGAACTTCATCACCCTTCTCAATAATCTGATCAACAGATGTAATCAGAACGGTATCAGTTCCTCTGGTTCCACGATAGAAGAAGATATCAATATTTGCTTCCTCTAATGGTGGTTCTGCAAGCGCAAAGTTTGTACCACCCTCAAATGTATATGCTACATTTGGTTCTTGAATAACACCGTCAATGATAATGAGCAATGCTGAAGCAAGATCAATATCAGAATCTGTTGCTGTTTCAAAACTCAGAAGTTCGTTGTTATAGAATAGTGGGAATCTCTTACGTACTCCATCTTGGAAATTCTTGATAGAATCAATATAATCAATCTCACCAAACTGCCATGAACCAAAGTTATCAGTAAAGACTTCAAGAACTTCAAGTTCATATTCCGAAAGAGGAGCAGCTAGTCCGCGAGCAGTAACCAATCCAACTGGTTTGAATCTATCACCCTTCTGGAAAGCATATCCAGGTCTTGAAATATTGAATCCACTGATTTCATGATAGGTAGATCCGATTCCAGTAGTAGATCCTGCACTTACATCAATATCAAGGAGAAGTCCGATTCCAGTATCAGTGGTTGCACCAATACTCAATCTGGAAATACCCATTACACTCAGATCTTCATAATTTGGTTCAGAAACAAATATTTCTGGGTTGACGTACTCAGTTCCAGCAGCACCGACTGAAAGTGCAAGTGTACCACCAGCACCAACAACATGAGTTACGGTAGCACCTGATCCACCGCCACCACCAGTTCCAACACCAACACTAATCGTGTTTTGAGTGAATGATTGAATACTTAATACTGCATTATGAGCAGGGTCACCAGCGACTATACCTCTTCTTGCTTGAGTCTTAGAAACTGCTCTTGGATATGAGTGCTCAGTAGCATGATTATCCTTAGAGCAAGTAAATACCAAACTATCGGTTCCAATAGCAACTGTATTAGAACCAGTCAGTCCATGATTTACAATGGTTAACTTAAGAATACCAGTCAGGGAGTTATAATCTGCATCCGTAGCAGTATATGTGTTATGAAGATTATCGGTGATGGAGTTTACGCCAGCACTTACAAATCTGTGATCATAAATCAAGTCAGTTACTGCAACTGATACATGACCATCTCTGTATCCAGAACCTTCGGTTAAATCCCACCACTTATAAATGGTACCCATACCAACGTAAGCATGAGGAATGGTGCAGACTCCTACGTTAGCAGTGAATGTTTTGGAAGAAGTGATTCCCGTGATTGGGAATCTCTGACCAAAAGGACTGCTACCATCTGGGAAGATAGTAGTCGTAACTCCAGTATGCTCGGCAGTGCAAGCAAACTCAAGACCTTCCATGAAGACTGAACTTGTATCAACAGTCAGTCTGTGCTGATCACTAGTTGTAATCTCAAGAATACCAGTAGTATTGTTATAAGTTGCTGTACTGATGGAATATCCATCACTAACTCTCTTAACTTGATTAGTTGTACCAAATCCTACAACAACATCGCTAATGCTACCACCAGCACCAATTACAGGTTTGGACATTGCACCAACCAAAGGAGCATATCCAGATCCACCAGTTGAACCAAGAGAAACGATCATTCCTCCTCTTGGTAACTGACCCATATTTACATCAAACTCAGAAGTAAAGATATTGTTAGACTGATCTCTAATACCACTGAAACTTACACTACTAATACCAGCAGATAAATCTTCTACAATACTAAAGTTATTTGCAGGATTATTTTCAGTGGTTGGTGTCTGGAAGATGCCGTTGATAAACAGAACTCCATTACCACCAGTTGTTCCAATACCTGTGGTATCTCCTCCATCTACACTTAGTGTAAAGGTTCTACCAATACCAGTGAACTCATCTGAAATATCATCATATACTTGGTTCGTATCATAATCCTGTCTGAGATAGACTCTACCGTTAAATGCTGCAACTGGGAAATCTAAATTAGAACTAGTAGACTCAAACTGTGGATTACCTCTTGGTGCCTCGGTAAAGAAGATATCCTGACCAACAAGGTTGTATCCACCTTTAAATACAGTCGCTACACCTGTTGTATCTTGGTGTGTGGATCTTGAAGACCCAACTGAACCTCTTTCTACCTGAACAAGGTTAAATGCACCTGTATTTGTGATAGGACCAACAGCGGTTGTACCAAGACCTACGTTCTCAATAATCATGAACTCATTATCAATCTTAATGAGATCTTTTGGTTTGATCGTTGATATTCCACTCAACGAGAAGATAGTATCAGCAATTCCAATTGAACCACCATTATCATCAAGCGAGTGAGAAATATTAGTGAGAGCAATAGGATATTGAGCAATATTATTAATACTAATCAATGACTTAGAATTTCTCTTCGCCATTTCAAACATGTGGGCATTACCTTCACCAAGGGAGGAGATTGTAATAGCAGCACCTGCTCTAGTAGTTGAGATTTGGAAACTATCATCATCTCCACCAACAATAGCGAATACTCTTTCAGGTAAAGTATCTACGCTACCTGGAGTTGCAGGAATATACTGCATAGCAGTTGAACCAACTCCAACAAATGTAGCTTGTGGTGTATAAATCAGTTCCTCATTATTTTGGAAGAAGTGATCATCAATCTCAAATGTAGATGCACCAGAGGCAGTAAGATCTAAAACAGTTGTATCTTCTGGGTTAAAGACCTTAGCAAAGATAGGAACTGAATTATGATTAACAGTAAACTGAGTTCTGTTGATTCTGTCGCCGTTGATTGCATTGTAGAAGTTATATCCAACCGATTCTGATATAGCACCAATGTTAAGAACATTTGGATTATTCAGACTATCAATCTTGGTGTAGAATATTTCACTGAAAGCAGACACACTTACATTGGATGCAGTGTCTGGGGTGAACGTCAGAATCATGTCCGTTCCATCAATATCGCCACCAAAGGTTCCGATACCAGTTGTGCTTCCTACTGATAAGAATGGTGACTGCTGAATGTAAACGTTTTGATGATTATCCTTGATCATCAAGACTTGGTGCAGAGCACTAGTGTCTCCAACACTTACCCTAACGTACGACTTCATAGAGTCGAAGAGTACATTACTTACTGATACTACTGTGGTTGCAGTAGAAACATTATCAACGAAGTTGGACTGATAGATTACAGATCTTTCTGATCCATCAGTTTGGAAGTTATTCTTATATCTGTGAGTTCCGATACCGATTGAAGTTGTTCCGAACCCAACGATTCTTGCTCTAATATCAATATCATCTTCAGTATCACTTGTGTAAGTGAAAGTAGCAATACCACTGATGATGTTTGCACCAAAACTACCTATTTCATTGATAGACAGGAAGTTAGTGGTTGAGTCAGAATCATTATAGTAATCAGAAATGAATGTATCAGTACCATCATGAGTCAGATAGACTCCAGCGAAGTTCATCTGATTATTATTCTTATTGATGACCTGTACGTCAGCAAATAGACCCTCAAACTCATCAGTAGCAGCAGTATATAAAGCAGTAGTGAATCCAGTTTGAGTTGTAATGCCGTTTGAACTTACCAGGTTGATGAATCCAATCGCTTGAGTGTTTATACCAACAGCAGTGCTGTTAAACTTACTTGTTCTTGATTTCAGATCATAATCAATATTATCAGGATCATCTGGTGTAAATCTGAGGAAAGAATCACCAAGAGAATCAGTTACAATTTCAAAGGTTCCAAACTCATCACCATCAGAGTGGAGAATGCTTGATCCAGTATTAACTACGCTTCCCTTATCTAAAAGGAAACTATCACCACCAGAGGAAAGAATGACCAAATCAGAGAGTTGGACTTCATTCATGTCCTTATCACTTACTCTGAAGAGAATACTAGTGTAAGTATCTGCAGGATCAAGTTTGAAGATGTTCAAGAACTTGCTGGGCTCACCATCAAGGTTAGAGAACTGTGAGTTAATGTTATCAATCTTCAGTACTCTGTTAGATCTGCAATCAATGTAATCAGTTAGTTTCTTATTCTTAAATGTGATGAACTTAGATGTATTATTTACAACGTCAATATCTCTAACCAGGTCAAAATCATAAACAGTATCAACTCTGGTTTCAGTCAACAAGTCTTTGAAGATTCCTGTCTGGTCATTAGTATCGGAAATACCAGCAGATGTTGCTGAGGTGATACCAGTATCAGCAAAGTCTCTCATACCAGCAGTATGAAGAAGTCCCTTGACTACTTCTGTAGTCTTCTCATAAGTTAGAGGACTCTTGATTGAATATGAAAGATTCTGATAGTAATCATTATCTGGAGTAACTTGATCATCAAAGTCAAGCATACCAACATTGGTTTCCCAACCAATATCTTTCTTGATGCTGTAATCAACAGTGAAGATTCCTTCACCAATATCCAAAGAACTGATAGTAGCAACGTTTCCAGAGTCAACGCCAGTTAAGACATCTTCAACTTTGAGTTCGTCTGTTCCATTAACCTTAATTGAGAGTTCATCATAAGATGCTATCGTAAGATTAGATTCTGCACCGTTGATAAGAACCTTTTCTCCAACGAAGAATGCAGATCTCTTTTGAATTGCTTCAAGAACTGGATAGTTATTTTTATTGATTACAATACCAGTTGCATCCTGCTCAGTTTTTGCTAAACCAGCATTAGTGATGAAACTCGTACCATCAAGGGTAACTCTATCCAAGACACCACTTGTAGTATCATAGTTGGTGACTGTGTAGAATCTATATCCAAGATCTGGTGAGTTGAATCCAGTTCCAGTTGAGCTATACTTCTGAATACCCTCAACAAATACTTCATCGCCTGTTGCAAATGGAGCGATTGGGAAACCAACTGTAGGTGTGGTGATATGGCATGTAATGATTCCACTATTCTCATTTGAGAATACTTTTTGAACACTAATACCGTTAGTATTGTTTTCTGTAAAGAGTAGCGCAGTTGTTTCTGGTAAACCTTTTGGTTCTTGTTCAATAGTAACTCTGGTGATAGAGTTATCAGTAATCTCTGCTAAGAGAACTCCACTATTAATCTTTTCACGTGTTGATGGATTAACTACCGTTACAGCAGGTGCATCAATAAAGAACTTACCACCATCAGTAACGCTTACTAAACCAACAGTGTTGGAGTCTCTGATAGTAATTAACGGAGAGATATCAGCAGTTGGTTGCAGAGTCTTATCTGAAGAGTATTCAAATCCTTCATTGATAACTCTAACAGTCTCTGCATTACCAATAGTGCTTGAAGTGGGAACAATATATGCATCCTTACCATTAGAACCAGTTACATCAGTAAATACTGGATATTGCTCATAGTTACTACCACCAGAAACAATGTTAATCTTCTTGATAGGACCAGAAGCAGTTACCGATGAGGTATCATACTCCAGAGCAGCACATTCTGTTGGAATGTAAGACAATTTCTCTGGAACTTCATTTAAGAAGATGTTGAATGTTGTACCAGCAAGTCCAACAGGAGAAACGTGATAATCACCAGAGTAGGCGCTATTTTCAAATAAGATTTCTGAATATTGCTTGACTTCTTTATCAGCAGTGCTTATAAATCCAGACTTTTCAATATTATAATAAAGTCTTCTGGGAAGTTCGCTGTTATGATTAACAGTCAGAGTTGCTCCTGTCGTAACACCAACAGTTCCTAAACCAACAATAGTGAATGAGCTAGTGGTTGAGATAGATACAACCTCATTATTGAAAGCATTATCATAGTAAATCTTAAACTGATAATCCTCTAAAGAAGAATCTTCTAAATCAAATACAAGATTGTTTTCTTTAACAGATACAACTTGTGGATTAATTGGAGAAATAGTCTGAATAGATCCACCAGCACTAAGAATATCTACAACTACAGGAGGATCCTGCTGAACATTAGTTTGAGTTGTAGAGAGTTGAATATTATCATCATCAACTCTGTAGACATAATAAGTATTTGTGTGCAATCCTGAAGCAACAGTATTAGCATCATAATCAACCTTATCAAGAGTCTTAAGACCATGAGAAGGAAGATTAATTTGATTTGTTACTGTGTTAACACCAGCAGCAGCAAAAGTAATAGGATTGATCTGAATATTACCAGTAAGAGTATTTCTCTTCACTCTTACAGCGGTAGAAGTTCCGATACCAACAGAAAGTGAAGGTGCTACATCAAGACTGATAACATCATTTGCTTTCAATTCGTGAGAGGTTGATACAGAAACTTGAGCTCTGACTTTTTGAACCTTACCAGTAATCTCAACAAAGTTTGTATCAAAATGATATCCGTCGCTATTAGCACCTACCGTTCTAAAATATACCTCTGATGAAGTAAGAGTAGTTTTAATACCAATACTATTGATATTCTTATCTACAACAAATACATTTGACGGTAAGTTAAATGGAGTTCCTGTTGGAGACGTTGAAATAGATACTGCCGTACCATCAGCAGTGAAAGTAACGTTCTGATTATTTTCAAAAGGATGATTTTCTAAAGTAATAGTCCTTGATGGGATATCTCTGGTTACCAAAGAATTACCCAGAGTAAATGTTACAGAAGTAGAGATGCCTGTAATAGTTCCTACACCAACGGATTCAGTTGGGTTGAAATAGACTCTTTGATTTACTTTAGAGTCAAAGAACTCAAGATTTGATTTGATTGTGAAAGAATCGGGTTTGAAAGATACCTCGGAGGTTGCTGTATGAGCAATACCAGTCAAAGATCTTTCAACTTTGATAATATTTTTGTTTTTGAATATTTCTAATACAGTAAGAACTTCTGTTGAAATTCCAATCTGACTATTGATAGCAATCTCATCAGGAATGTTTCCAACATAAATTTCAGTTGAAACTCCAGAAGTTCCTGCAGGAAGTTCTTGTATCAGAGAAGTCCTAAATGAAGTAACACCAACTTCAAATGTATCATTCAACCTAGAGAGATTAGTTGAGAATCCTGAGATAATAACACTCTCACCATCTAAAATAGTATGGCTTGGTTTGATAGTAACCTTTACATTTTTATCATTATCTAAGGTAAATACTGAATTTGGAAACTCTTCAATAGTTGTTGTGATATCAGTTACATTTTTACCGCCAACTTTTGAAACTCTAGAAATAAGTCCACCACCTGTTGATGTGGGTTCAAAGTTCAATACATCATTAACCATGTAGTTTGAACCAGCATTAACAATATCAAATCCAGTAATAGAACCTTTTGTTTGAGATTCTACAATAGATTTTTGATTGATAACTTCATTGGTTTCAATGATAAAGTCATTATCTGCTTTAGAGTCAGATACCTTATATGGGAAAGTATTTCTGAGAAGATTGGAACTATTGAAATCAAACTCCTGATTCAAAGTTTCATTATCTGTTAAAGTATTTGATCTGTACTTGTTACCAATGAAGAATGGGTACTGAGGATCATTACTTGAATCAATGGTAGCATAGTAAGCATATACTCCATTTGGAAACTCGGAAGTTTTTGCAAATCTACCATTGTACTCGTCAAGATCACCACTATTTGTATAGCAATAATCTTCAACAAAGAATCCATTATCAAATCCAGATGGTCTATCAACTACATCAGATACTTTGAGTTCATATCCAGACTCTATTCTCTTAGGTGCTGAGTTAGTATCATCAACATCAGAATATCCATAAGGACCATAGATTGGATTACCATCATATGCCCATCCAATAATCTTAGATACTACAGTAGAATCTTCATTGAATGCATCTCTAACAGTATCAAAATAACCCAATACAGAGTATTGCAGTTTCTCATTCGTCTCATTTAAGAGTTCATTACCAAACCTAGAAGTATTGGTAACGGTCAGTCCTCTAACATCAGCATCAAACAATGCATTGATACCAGTAGACTTAACTCTTAATGTTGAGGTGCTTGAATATCCAATACCAGGATTGATGATCTTAACATCAGTTAATTTACCACCAGAGATAATAGGTCTAATATCAGCACCAGTTCCTGCACCAGTTGGGTCTACAAGATCAATATCTGGTAATGATGTGTACTCATTTCCACCAGAATCGATGTTAACGACTTCTAATCTACCATTTACAATGATAGGTTCTAACTGAGCGTTCTTACCTGATGTAATAGAGATAATTGGTTTACGGTGATGATTCAGAATAGTTGAACCATATCCTGTTCCTGCTTCATACAGATAGGAATCAATAATGCTTCCTCTTACAACAGGAACAGCATTAACTGTCTGATAAGATTGTGTTGTTGTTCCAAAACCAACAGAGGTATATTGAACATCAACTGAGATATCAGGGAACTTGAACTGGTGCAATCCAGAACCTACACCCTCAATTCTAATATTCTCTCTTTGATCATACTTAGAAAGATTAGTTCCACCGATACCAATATCAGCAAGTCTAAAAGTATCATCATCAATTTTGAGAATCATGTATGAAGCAGTCTTTACTCCAACAACGATATCTGGAGATTCAAATGATGCACCATCAGTATTTTCATAAACAATCCTATCACCATCTTCAAATCCATGATCAACAAAGTTAATGGTATGATTAGTGGTATTGATACCTGCTGGTTTTACAAAAAGATTTCTGTTTGTATATCCAGAACCACCATCTACGACAACGATGTTTGCAATAGTCTTCTTAGATTTAGATGGAGTGAACTTTTGAGTTCCATTACCAGATGATGTAAGATCAACAGTATTGATTCCAGCAAGGAAGTCTGACTTTGACTCAAACAACTGAATCGTTCTGTTATTATCAATCTTAGCGAAGTATGATGCTCTATCAACTAAAGTAGTAGATCCAATACCAATAGGAGTATTACCTTCATCATGATAGATAATCTCTTCACCACTTGTAAGATTATGATCTTCTTTGAAAATTAACTGGTCGGTTATGGAATTGATACCACCACCAACAGATGAATATCTAGCATCAAAGAAGATATTTCTGAATCTATCAGTCAACTGTGCTTCTAATACTGCACCAGTTCCATTACCACCAGTAATACCAATAGAAACAATACTTTGAATATCAAAGTCTTGAGGATCTACATATACCTTTTCAAAAGATCCGCTGATAACTGGTCTAATCTTTGCTGTAGTTCCAGTTCCAGTAGTAGCAGTAATAACAGGTAAGTTGATTGCATCATACCCTTTACCACCATTGAGAAGATTTACACTTTCTAAAGGACCAAAGTAAATCTTATCATCAGATTTATAGTTTGATATTTCAACACCATTAATTAACATTCCAGTAGATCCTGGAATAGTTAACTCACCCACACCATTTTTGATGTTTGGTTCCAGAGTAAACTTCTTCAGCAGTTTCTGTGGACCAAGAACATTTGATCTCTGAGAGAATAATGTAAATCTATGACCATCTGCTTGAGGTCTAAACTTCAGATAGTTGGGACCACCAACAAATGATCTGGAAGAATAGAGATTGATTTGTTTCTTATCAGATGAGACGATTGAAACAAAGTATGCACCTGTCTCTAATCCGACCAGAGGAGCAACATCTGGTTTGTAGAAAATCTTATCACCTTCAATAAAAGGTACGGCATCAGAGAACTTAATGGTTCTATAAGTACCGTCTGCAAATCCATCAGTGATGATACCTACAGTACCTGCACTGATTGAGGTTGTATTTACTTCTTTGCTTATTTCATAAGCATATTCAATTGAAGTCGCAGTAGTATTGTTATTAGAGGGAAGTGAGTTTGAAGCAACATATGCATACTTACCTCTCTCATCATATGTGTTTAGTACGTCAGATAATGTTGTATTATTACCATACAACATTGTTACATTAGAAGCAGAAGCAGTATTTAACTTTCTTCTAATATCATAGTCTTGACCAGTTGCTGATGTGAATGAAAGGTTATCTAAAGTAACTCTATTCTCAGCATTAATAATACTTGCAATGTATGCAATGTTTGTTGGAGAAGAATCAACAACATTTGAATCTCTCTGAAGGATTTCAACTCTATCACCCTTCTTCAAACTTGACCTATCAATCTTACTAGCAAGAGTGTAGTTACTTACATCACTAATATTGTATCTGGAACTTGTATTGTAAATCCAGGAGTTGAAGAAAATCTGTTTGTATGTCTTATCAGTCTCAGGATTCTTTACATTTGATCCAAGGTTTTTGACTGAAATAATATCATTGTTAACAACGTTGATGTTGTCGCTTATCTGTTCAAACTTGGATAAAACGCCAGTAAGTCGTAGTTCAACTTTTTTCGTTTCATCACCGTCTTCATATCCAAAATAAATCTCATCAGAGCGGACGTTATCTGCTGCCTCAATAGTTTTTCCAATACCTGTACAACCTAAAAACTGGTTGATGCTCTTATCGGTGTATGTGATGGAATTGATTCCAGACAATACATAACCAGTTTGAGCGAATCCAATAGTGGAATCTACAGTAACAACAGACGATCCAACAGCAACAGTTTGAGTTGCTTTGGTAGAAGGTGTGATTTGGAAAGTACCTTCAATAGTTGAAAGATCATCATATCCAATGAATAAGGATACTTTAAAATATTGCTGATTATTTCTTGTGAATGGTTCTACTTCAGAGATAGAAGCATTAGTTCCTGCATCAGTCAGTTTAGTAATAGACTGACCAACAAGTTTATTTGGATCACCAGAGATTGCCTCTGCAATAGTTACAAACCTTCTGATATACTGAGCCGCAGATGGTTTGATAAGATAGTCTTCAAGATTAATAATGCTTGGATCTACACCATACAGAACCTTACAAAGAATCTTAAATGAATCATCTGTACCTTTTGATTCGTACAGAGATCTCGCTTCTTTAATAAAGTTACCAGCATTTACTGATGGATGGAAATCAACATCCTCCAAACCAGGAGTAAATGTTGCCTTGAGTTTCTTATAAAATTCTTTGAGGAAAAGTGTGCTGAGGTTCTGAACAGAAGAACTAGCAACGTGATCAGCAGCGACTGTATCCGAGAAAATTAACTCTTCTTGATTAGTATCTTGATGATAACTAGTGATTCCAGAGAAACCACGAACACATCCAGTGAAGGATGTAGAAGTCTTCCCAGTGTACGTTATAACCTCGCTATCAATCTTTAAAAGACCGTAGGTGTCTGGGTATCCCTTAGTAGAACTAACGTTGATTGTAGAGTCACCAGCGGTCACTATACCAACCGTTGTGGTGCTATCAACGACAACCTCTGGTATCAGGTTATCAACTTTGAGGTATTGATCTAAATTTTCAGAAAGATCTGAAGTACCACCTTGATACTCCTGTGAAATATAATACTGCTTGAAAAAATCAACCGCCTTTGGATTTTCATCCAATATAAAACTAGGCAGTTGATTGCTGATTATTTCTTGAACCTTGACCCTAGGTTCGAACCCAGTTTGTATCATATTACTGTCTTATTAGAATCCCGTTTGAATAGCTTGATGTGTAATAATCTCTAGTAAATACCGTTCCAGAAATTTCATCACCAGATGCAATAACATCTCTTACCATATTTATGGTGCTATCCGACACACTAAAACTCAGATAAAGATCCTTGAGTCCAACAATATCATTGGATTCTGGGAATGCTTGAATCTCAATAATATCATTCATCCTTTCAGTAGATGTAATCGTTACTGTGCCTAGATTGATTTCACCGTGCATATAGTCTACAGTGCCGGCAGACTTGTTGATAACTCTAATCGTTCCATCAGAAGTCTCTTTTACAATAGAGAGAGTACCTGTTTTTCCATCAGCATTAGGAACATCAGTAAAATAAACCGTATCTACTTCTCCAGAGATTTTAAATCCTGTAGATTTGATGTTACGACCATCTGGATTAATATGGAACTGATTACCAAAACATAATTCATATTGTGCAGATTGATTGATCGCTGCCTTCAAATCTCTTCTGATGATTACTTTAGTAATGTTTGAAGTGATTGAGGTATCGGTATTATCAACAACTTGCTGAACCTTACTATATTTGAATCTACCACCAAACTTATTAAGATCAACTGAATCTGAATAT